CGTGCGTTGCCAGATACCCGTGCGTTGCCAGATACCCGTGCGTTGCCAGATACCCGTGCGTTGCCAGATACCCGTGCGTCGTCAGATACCCGTGCGTTGCCATATACCCGTGCGTTGCCATATACCCGTGCGTCGTCAGATACCCACGCGTCGCCAAGCTGATCCAGGTTTTTATTAGATTCTATATACCCTCCAAGGTCTCCGAGGTCTACATCCCCAAAGGGCTTTATGGCGCGAACCCTAAAAAGAGTCACATCATTTACTGAAATGGAATCTTCCTCTACAATCTCATACTTTTTGCCGGTGTAGGTTGCCTTTTCCATTTTTCTTTCCTTTCGTTGTGTAGCCCTTCCTGGCTACGTTTCTAGTATATCACCCACTACCAGCTAAACCAAGCCGATAGAGGGTGATACTAGACACATCTAATCTTGATGAGTTTCCCCACCATCAGAAGCAGCTTGCAACTCAAGAAGCCTAGCTTTAGCCTCCATCATTGCTACCTCTGCCTGCATCCGCTCAGCCTCAATACGCATAGCATCAAGCTCAAGCTCGCGCCTCTCACGAATCGCAGCTAGTGCGGTTGCGCGCCGCTCCTCGGCAGACCACTCCACAACTCCAGCAAGTTCACGCAGAGCCGTTTTCAGCCACATCTTCTCAGGGTACTTCTGCCACGGAGAGAACTTACTACGAGCAGTCTGCGACGCATCCATAGCCGCCTGAATACGATCTTTACCAACCTGCACCACGGGGGAAATTCCACCACCTGCCAAGTCGTTGTATTCGACCCATGCAACCGCCTTGACTAGCTGCCCGCGCTCTTCATCTGGCGCGCGCATGTACTTTGGTGATTCATCTACGCCCTCTACGTACTCAAATTTGTCACCCTCGCGCACTGCAATGCGGTGAATATTTTTCGCATACCCGGCGCGGCGTATAAGTTCAACCCATCCTTTATAGCCAATATCAGCTACAATCTCCCTACCGCGTGGCACGAAATAAATTTCATCAGTGCCAGGCGTAAGACCATAGCGCGCCGATTTCTGTAGCATGACGGTTAGTTGTAGCGGGTCGTTAACCGCTAGTGAAACAAGCTTCGGGTCATTGCGGATCACTAATGAAGCCGCAGCCAGCCAGTCGAGAACGTCCCCTTGCATGTGCTTTGGCATTGCAGCGGCAATAAATTCTTTCTGCGGCTCAATAACATTTTTTTGAAGGTCGCGTATGGCTATCTGATTACCCTGTTGATTACGGGATATTTGGTTTCCTGGTTGTGGCTGTACCATTTTCTATTTCCTGTCTTCCTGGTTGGTGGTTTATAGCATCTGCTCGTATGCGTGGGTGAAGAATTTTTCTGCTGATTCTTTGGAGCAGGACACGGATTCTTCGTATTCCTGGTTTGCCAGCATCGGGCTATTTGACTCAGTTAGGATTTCATTAAACAGCAGGTCGCGTATCTCGGATTCTTGCACCTCGTAGTCGTCTACTAGGATTACGCGGCCTTGCATAGTTAGCTCTATATGGGTAGCGGTTGGGTCGTCGCGCTCTACCAGCAGGTGGAAGCCTACACCTTCTTTGGTTATTACCCATCCGTGCATGATGCGGTTGCGGACTTCCCAGATGATTTTTCCTTTTTCCATTTTTCTTTTCCTTTCCTATATCTCTAGTGTATCACCCCCTACCAACTAAACCAAGCTGGGAGAGGGTGAAATAAGTCACTATCTATTTGAATACTATGAAAGGCTTGCCGTTCCCGCGCGCCTGGCGCTTAGCAATAGGTCGCCCGTTATAATCAAGCTCAGCCGCTCGCCCCATCTCAATGGCCGCCCAATTCTTAGCTATAGCCTCAGACTGCTTATACAATTTCTTGATACGCTGGAAACGCTCAATGCGAACCGCCGCGTCATCCGAGGCAATAACCAGCACATTATCAATCTCAGGGTGTAGCTCACGGACAGCCTCATAAATAGACATGTCCCCCTCTTCTTCGGAGAAAATCGGTTCGATGCCGGACGATAAAGACGCTGCAAATTCGGAGCACTCTAGACGCATGCGATCTACATACTGTTCGTCGTACTCTATGGTGTACTCTCGGAACTGCATGGCAATAAGAGCCGCAACAACACACTTTTTCACACCTGTACAAAACATCTGCGCCTGCACCTGTGCATAATAGCCTAGTGGGATACCGTCAGCACCCGAGCCAGTCGCACCCCATTCTGCCCCATTCATGGCGGTCTTGCACTCTAGTAGCGCTACTACCTCGGGTGACTTCTTGCCAGCCTCGGGAATGACTATTATTCGATCAGGCGTGGCAGTGATTACTTCACGGCTCCATGCTAGACCATGCGGATTTAGCACAGAATATTCGGGGTGCTGCTGCGTGTACCATTGGGCGATAGCGTCTTCTAGGATGTGCCCGCGTTGAGCAACCTCATGAGTAGGCGACTGCCCCTCAATGTTTCCCTTCATTGTGTGCCAGAGAGCATACTTAGAAGTATATGGAGAGACTTTCAGTATCGCGGCGACCTTTGAGGCCGTGATCTTTTTCATCCACTCAGGACTACCAGGTTTGAGAGGCTGTTTTATTGCTCTCTTGCGCAGTTGGTACCATTTCATTTTCTTTTCCTTTCCTTGTACTTCTAGTGTATCACCCCCTACCGGCTAAACCAAGCTGATAGGGGGTGAAATACATCATATTTAGTTATGTATTAGGCTTACTTGCAATGAGGCAACGGATAAAATCACCCGTTCTTCATATTCACGATTGCTTTCTTCCTCACCTTGACTTTTCAAAATCCATTCAGCAACACACGATATGCATATCCTATGTACTCTATCTGCACCAGATTCTTCACTATAAAAATTACGGTTAGAAATCTCGTTCAAAGCCCCTATGGCTTTATCCGAAAGATCATACTTTACCCACCTATGATTTGACATTTCCATGTAGTCTAAAAGCTTCAATGTGTCGTCAATACCGTTTTTAAATGGTGCACGCCACGCATACTTCATGACATTACCTAGATAAAATGGTAGCTCGTGAATAAAATCAGTTAGCTTATGCCCGCCAATTTCTTTGTAATGGTTAGACAATTGGTAGCCTCCCAGCTGCAAGCAGGCGTTCGCGTCGTGCGATACGCTTACGCCGCGCATCAACCCAGGCCTCGTAATATTTCTTAGTCATCTCAAAGCTTCGAAACTCGTTAGGATCATCCTTGCGCTCTTCCCTTATCTGCCTAGCCCTTTTTCTTGCTTTGCAACGGTAGCACCCAGGAGTATACTCATTTATATTTATCCCACATTTTATGCATTTCTTTACACCAGCGGCCTTGTACCTAGGGTCGTTTCTACTCTTCCATGTAGTATGCCTATTCTGGCATTGCCTACATCCTGGTGTCCTGTCCTCCCTTAAGATGCCGCATGTTCCGCAGTGGGTTGTGTATTCTTTTCCTGCCATTTTAGATTACCGCCGTTGCTACTAGTTTGAATTGGTGAAATTTCTTGACATGCAAGTTGGAGGCTCGCACGATTTCCTGGTGTGTCTTAAGGGGTTTCATGCTTCCGCATACACTACAATCTGCGTACCATTTACCGCCATGTTTCCAAGACTTTACCTTTGCTTCATGGGTTATTCCAATCATGAAAACATTGAATACTAGGCAGAAATCTTGTATTGCCTTCGACACGCTCGCGTCTCGAAGCTTTCCTGTTGCGCCTAGTAAGTCTTCTGTTGTGATCGCTGTTAGCTTGCGCGTGCGTTCATTTGCAGCGAGCTTCTTAGGTAGCGAGAATTTCTTGCGTATAGCACCTGGCTTGAGTGCCTTTAGCGTACGCGAGTGTCCTTGCTCATTGAAGAACATTTCGTCAATGTCTTTTGCTACCAGGTAGCTTTTCCCGTCTAAGGCTGTGATTACTCGCAGGGTTTTTCCTGTGAACCTGTTTTGGAGTAGGTATCCTACTGTCATTTTTTCTTTCCTTTCCTATATCTCTAGTGTATCACCCCCTACTAGCTAGGTAAAGCTATAAGAGAGTGAAATAAGTCACTAAATACCCCTAGTGTTCCCCCACGCATATACATCTTGCGGGTCAAAAAGCCGATCATTGCCAGAAGTCCTAAACGGCTTCAACTTACCAGATGCGCAAGCCTTACGCACACCGTTCGGAGTCATTTCCTCCATCTCTGCAACCTCTCGGACAGTCAATAGAGTGCTAATAATATTCTCCGGATTATCAGGCGAAATCATTTCACGAATGCTGTCCACCTCGTCATGCAGGTCTTCAAGGTGCCCAATATTCTTATCCGTGAGTTCATCAGCAAGCAGCTGAATATTCTTGAGCGCTACACGCAAATCTTGCAGATCGGACATTATTTCTTCCTTTCGTATGGGCTGAAAAATATTTCAAGCCTCGGGTTTTCTCTGTCTATTCCTCCGTGGTGGAGGTGTGGGCCATCCAGATATTCAAGCGAATCATCAGGGAGCATTCCCGCATCTACCATTCCATCCAGAATAGCTTTTGCGGTCGGATAATAATTACCCGGATCATACCGCCCGCCGCGTGCTCTATAAATGTATACATGACATTCCACAGGTGGTTCCAAAGCTTCTAGGTTATGTGCTGACTCATACCCTACCTGTCGCCAGTATTTGGATGATTTCTGTCTAGTGCGCCAATGCTCAGACATTAGCTTGTTTATCGACAATAGCGGATGGGTATCCGGTATATCAATGACTACTTTCATTAGGCGACTTTGCGTGTTCCTACCTCGTAATCCTCGACTGTGCAAAATTCCTCGCCAACGTAAGCGCGGTACACAGCCACCTCGACTAGAACTAGTTCATGCCCGCCTGGAACAAGGTCAGCTAATTCTTTGGCTAGGTACTTCTCTAGGGACTTGATAATTTCCTGGTGCCCCTCGATGATCTGCTGCCAGTACCACGACGAATCAAATGCGGTGCCCTCTTTTACCTGGACTCGCGCAAGCCCATTCTTTATGAAGTTTTCGGTGGCTTCTACTACCTTTTTGCCACTCTCGGTGTCTTTCACAAAGGGCATGTCTTCCAGTAGCTCAACCCATGCGGCTTTTTCGTCTTGGCGGTAGGTTAGGCTGATTGCGCCTTCGAGTGTTTCGCTCATTTTCTTCTTTCCTTTCTTTCGATACCTCAAGTGTATCATGCAATACCAGCAATGCAAAACCAGTTTCGCATGAGGTGTATCACATATTCTCTAGCGCTCGCATCTGCCTATCACGCTCACGCTCAACAGCCCCACGCCGCATAGAACCAGACTCCCCAGCCCCAAAGCTACGCACAAGTGCACGCACCTCAGGGGGTGGAGGAACAGCCTTAGTCTCGCGTGGCATGCGAGGCGCTTCGATCACGCGCAAATCAACCTCACTACGCACAAAATCCGGCACAGCGACATAAGCGCGCTTCCACGACTCATACACACGCACAGCAGTCTCATAGTCCTGCCTGTCTTCAATCTCCAGAGAATCGTACTTCGCGGCAAGTCGAGAGCATTTACCGATTGCTGAATCAATCTCAGCCTTCATTTCCTGCCAGGTCTCCAAAATGTCCCCCGGCTGGAGAATAGATATGCGGCGCGTTGAATAAAGTCGCTTTTGCACCTCGCGGGCGTACTTGTCTGGCACCTCGGCACAAATCTCAGCCCATACAGACAGGATTTCATCGGGCAGCGGCTTTAGCCTCTGGTCTAGTCCGGCGGCGATTGTGTAGAGCGCTCGCATTGTGTTTAGTTCCATTGATTGATTTCCTTTCGATTTTCTTCAAAGCGCTGTGCGGCGATTTGCGGGGTGTTTTTTAGTGTGGATAGGTCGTAACCCATTTGGGCGGCTTTTTGCTCCCATTCGGTCATCCGTGGCTTCTGAGAGGGGAATACTGCCTCTAGGTCATCCTCCCATCCGCGACGATTGAGCCAGGTAGACGGGTGAGGAACATATTTCAGCTCGGCACCGCGCTGTGCGAATGCGGCCGCGTATGCCCGCATGCCGTCGATAGCGTCCTGAGACTCACCACGACGTTCTACAGCCCTCCAGGCGCGTTCTGCCGCCTTTTTTCCTACCCGCCTGGGAACTAGTGCCCAAAAGGTTTCAAAGTCGCTTAGAGGGGCGTTCTGTGGCTTCTGAGGGGCATTAGCGTTGGATGTCCGGACTACCTCGTCAGCTTTTCGCCAATGCTGACGAGTATCAGGCTTGATTTTCAAGATCGACTCAGTTCCGAGTTCATCATAATCAGTGAGCGCGCCAGCGCGTAACGTCTCTGTGGCGCAAGCCACATCATCCCCATGGGGGACTATAGGGGGTAAATTAGTATTATTAATAACTTTAGTATTAAGAGGAGTATGCAGCGAAACCGTCGACGGTTCAACCGCTATCGGTAAACCTGACAACGGCTCACTATGTGAGACACCCGGGAGCTTCGCAACCATGATCGAAGAACCAAATTTGCCGCCCTCGCGAGACTGTGAAATCTCCAGATACCCAAGCTCTTGCAATTCGTCGATTAGAGATTTAACTCCCATGCGCCCCATAGGCGATGCATCGATCAATTCTTGCCGCGAGAGTGAGTGCCCAGGCTTCTGTGAGACAATGAATGACATTAGTCCGCGAGCACCCCATGAAAGCCTTGAATCACGCAGAATTTGGTTAGGCACCATGGTGAATGAGTGTTGGTAGTCGAAATGGTGTATAATATTCACCGGGACATCCTTTCTGTTTCTTATTTTCCTTTCCGGAATTGCCTCCGAGGCTGTTTGCCTCGGGGGCTTTTTCGTTATCCAGTATAGCACCCAGGTATAGGAAGATATACTCAATATATATGTGACAATAAACACACGGAAATAGCTTGTATCATAACCCATGTAATGCCATGATTAAATACATGAAATACATTCTGATTCACGCCGACACGTTCGAGCACCTGGCGCAAAAGCTCACCAAAGTATTCCGACAGCACGGCAAATACTGCTCATACGCAACCGCCAAAAAAGTTGCCGAAAAGTACACCACACTTGCAGGCAACGGCATCCATGCGAAACAGCGAGGCTACGCACGGGCAATGAAATTCATCCTACACACCTCACTCGACAACCTAATCGCTGATCTGCGCTACGAAATCGCACAGCAGAAAGTAGTGAAATTCGATGCGTAAAATCAGCCTACAACCCACAGTAAGCAAAGATGGTACTGTCGAGGTAAAGCCTGCTAACACAACAGACCTAACCTTTGAAGAGCATACGCGCCTAGAAAACGCACTGAAAGAGCTAACATTCCTCAAGTCATACTCTAGCCGCCTAACCATCCGTCTAGCTTCATGGGATGCCATGGAATCCGCATTTGAGGACTGTAGGGTGCGAGTCGTACCAGACGGAAAACAGCCAGCAGAAAAATACGCAGACATCCAATTCTCAATCGAGGCGAAAGATGAGTAATAGAAACATTCTCCACCACGTAATAACCGTAAAAGTCATAGGCAACACCGCCGCGCTAGACACATCCCGCCTATCGCAGGCAGCATTCAAAAACTCATACGCGCACTACTCGGCAATCGCGCAGGTGCTCGACGAGTACGATATGCCGCGCACCTCAAAGATCGTATGGCGCACACAGCGAGTAGAAGACCTCATCAATATTGCGCTTAAGCGATACGGAATACAGGTACAACGCTCTAAAACAAGGCTAGAGTGGGTAAACAGAAACAGGCATGACATGATTATCCACCTGGTTCTAGAAGAGCGAGACAATGGGCAATAAACATGAGCCGCCTTATCTGCTATTCCGCTTCGATCATAAAGAGCTTGTAGTACTTTACAGACGCAAGCAAGACGAAGACAGACTCATATACACATTCCGTAGGTTGGCTAGTGGTGCTGTCGAAATATTCACTCGACACGGCGACATGAAAAACAAGCCTGTAGCCACAGCAACATTTGAGCTACCAGAGGAAGATATAGCGGCAGCCATAGTTACAATGGCTGATGCCAGTAAATATGCCGATATTCTTAGCGTATTGCCTTGGGAGGCTGATGTTATTGAGGGCTTACCTGCTGACGTAGATACACTTATCCGGGAGCGTATTCCTGGATACTATAACTAAATATGACATATATCACCCTCTATTGGCTTGTTTTAGCCAGTGGGGGGTGATACACTAGAAGTACAAGGAAAGGAAAAGAAAATGAAAAAAGCAATCATCACCGCAACAATCATTGCAACAGTGGTAATCGCAGCATCAGTAATCGTATGCACCCCAACCCTAGACATAATGGAGTTCGATGCAGAGCAGATGGCGTACGGACTCTTCGCAATGGCAGCAGCAGCACTATCTGCCCGCGAATACGTAGCCTGGAACACCCGAAAGGAAAAGAAATAATGACAATTTATACATTGCACTCACTCACCTTTTCTAGGCTAGAAATCCATAGAGATAGTGAACCAATTGCCATTATGGAAGGTAAAGGCAGTTTTTTCAACGAACGCGACAATGGATGGCAATCGATAATAAAGGGAATATTGTAACAACTGGTCGATCTATCTACGAATGCATCAAAAACTATGCGGATACACAAGGAGATCGCAGCATAAAAGAAATTCAGTGTACACATGGTGCACGAGCTGCATTCAAAACTATAGAGGAGGAAGAATAATGAAAATCAACGAATACTGCTACAACCTACTAGTAGGCATGTGCATGCTCCTGTTCATCGGCTTTACAATCGCCGCAATATTCGGAAATTACTTCGCAGCACTACCCGCGATCTTATTCGCAGTAATCCTAAAACTCACACTCTAGAAAGGCACACTCATGAAAATAACCAAAAACATTGCAACATTCGGCTGGGTAATGCTAGGACTATCCGCATTCCTACTATGCGTAAACATCCTATCTGCAATGATTGGAGAAACACTATACGCAGACATGCCATACGTCGCAGGATGCTCCATTATCGGCGTCGTTATGCTCGCGCCGCACGCACTAGCAACCTACATGAAATATAAATCACACCAAATCGAGTATCAAGACGTGAAACTAGCTGATATACTGGATTAGTACCAAGTAAACAAAACTATCTATAATGGATTCAGGTATTGTTTTCTGGTTTCCGGACGAAACAAAATTATCCCCCGCACCTAAATCATGTGGCAGGCGCGGGGGATAATTCCATACTTATCGGGCTACAGAATCACTCGGAAACTGATCCGGAGTTTCATCAACCCAGCCAACGCGCGGGTCATAAATCTGCCCCGGTGCGCCGCCCTCAGGTGCGCCATCTTCGCCGTAGCGGTACTGGCGACCACCAATAGCTTCATTCTCCCACTGCTCACGCATAGAATCAGCAGGATTAGGCTTCACCTCAGACACATGCTCAGGGGCAGGCTCACCAACAACACCACGAGAGATAGCTTCCAAAGCCTCGTAGAAATCAACAGCCCCTACAGCCTTGGAAACAGCTTCACCAACATGCGAATCGACAGCATCAGATACTATGCCCTCGGTGTGAGCCTTTTCCCCTACAGCGTTGCGACCAAAGAAGTACGCAGTAGCTCCAAGAATAAGGGTAGAGATAGCCGCCTGGACTTCACCAGGAAGCTTGATACCAATGCGATCGGCAATGAAGACGATAATAGTCATCACAGCACCAACCATAGCAACACCCATAGTTGCTGTCTTAGTTACGTTTCCTGCGTAACGCTCATTGTTCATAATATTTTTCCTTATCTCAGTATTAGTTAGGGAAGTTGCGGTACATCGTCTGCGCATCCTGATCGAACTCAGTCTTACGCGCGTCACCTTGACCCTCGTCAGAATAGCCCAGAAGCTTACGCAGGCCGACAGCCAGCGAACCGTCTTTCATGCGGTGCGGAATGCCAACACGGAACTGATTAAAAAGCACCTTCACCATACGCACGCCAGCCCAAGTATTCTGGTCGATCTCGCGCACAGCCTCGGCTAGGGTGCGTCCACCAAATTCAGGTCGCTTAGTGTTGAAAACAACTTCTTCAAGTTCTTGCTTGGTTGCCATATCAAACCAATCTTTCTGGGAGCCGCTGCCCCCGTTGTAGTATTGCATTGCGCGGCGCGTCATCTCGCCTTTACTCCATGTGCCAGAGCATTCTGTAGAGAACCAATCCCTGTGCTCAGTCAGCGGGATTATACGCCCTTGCTCGCGCCAAATATCAGCGATACGCTCAGCAACAGTATTCATGTCACCCTCGCTCATACGCGGGTTACATTCAAGCGTGATACTCTGGGCGTTACCCTTAGCATTCCCGTTAGCCCATGCCGCAGCAGAATGATCCACAATGCAGCCGACGATGCCGTCAGAGATAACCTCATGGGCGCTCGTGCCAACAGTAGGCGAGTCGCAGAAGAATGCCATGACCTGCTCCCACTTCTGCCCCCACTCTGGTTTACCCCACCAGTGCAGGGTAATATTCGTGATTACGCGCGGGTACCCGAATGTTGACTGAACCAGGTAGCCTGGCGTGAAATTCCGTGCGTCACGGTTAGTAACATATTTATAAGCCACTACTAGCCTCCTCTCTTAGCGGCACGCACAACCGGCAAAACACCAGTATGCGCCAACAATATATTATCAACCCGTTCACGCTCATGCCGCATCTCAGTACGCACACCCTCAAGATGCGTGCGTAGCTGAGAATGCTCTTCCATGCCATCAGAGATAGCTTTAGTCATTTCGCGCTGCTTCTCACCTTGCCGTGCTTGCTCCGCAAGAATCAGGTCTAGCCTGTCGCGCACCGCATCCAAATCGTCACGCAAATTAGTTCCGTGATCGTTTTTAACCTGATGCTTAGCAATCTCAACATCCTTGCTGACTACATGCACTTTCTCGCCAACTGTGCTAACCTGCTCAGACAGCGTAGACAGCTTGTTAGTCACAGCTTTATACACATATATTCCTGTCATAGCTGATATGACGACAGCAGCAGACATTATTATTATGGCATCCACCACAGGATGCCCAGTTTTGGGTAGTTCAATGTTCACCCATACTCCCCCTTTTTTTGTCGACTGAATTATACCGCTAAAACATGGGAATACTTGAACAAAAAACTGCACCCGCACTAAACATATAGTGCAGGTGCAGTATATACTCAAGGTTAGCTATGACGCATCATAAAACACACCTGTAATCTCACCCCAAGTACCACCATGCAGCTCAATACCAGAGCCAGGTTTCACGACAGAATAAGGGAACCACTGTAGCCGCTCACGCGACCCATCAGCACGAACAACAGAGTAAACCATAATATTACCCTCATGTTTCAACTCGATACCCTTATCTCCTGGCTTCACATCCCGAATCTCATACCCACGCTCATCAGTATTAGGCCAGCCAAGATTATACCCAAACGAAGCGTTTATGTACTCACGCCCGCTACCATCATCCTTAGGTGCAGTAGAAACAGCACGCTTCTCAATAGCGATAGCCGACCGCTCCCACGTGTCACCGCCACCGTTAGTAGAAGCCTCATTCTTCGGACCCTCACCAGTCCACGAAATGACAGCATACGAACCATCATTCGTGAGCAATCCAGGCGGTGACGCAAGATACTGCTTCTGGATAGGCGCGTTATTGGGTGCTTCAAAAGGCTCACCTGTCTTGCTGGAAACGGGACGCTCATAAGAGCGTACCTTGCCATCAGGCGTTTTTAAACCAGGTGCCCAGAAATACTCACGCAACACACCAGTTTTATAGTCGCCGTCCTTCCAGCCGCCATGAGCCCAAGTGAACACCCACTGGATAGGCTTCTCACCCGGCTTAGGCGCATCAGCAACCTGATAGCTCAACTGAGCCCAATCAGAGTGCTTATCACCCTTCACGGTGCGAACCTGGATAATACCAGACTGACCCGCCCTAATAGTGAACACATGCCCAGGCTGAGCAGGCACAGGTGAAGACCCATCAATCGCGATCTGGTACCCAGTAGCACCAGCCACAGTATCCCAAGCAGCCGTCAAACTTGTGTCACTAGCCTCAACACGCAGATTAGCAGGAGGAGGAACATTATCAGCATCCGCTACATGCTCACCGTTACCGCCCGCCTGATCTCTTCAACCAACAGCACCAGGTACGATACCGTAAATATGTGTACCCGCACGCACCAGAATAACCAGCCCACTAGCAGGCGCAGCACCATTCTTAGTCTGCCACGTCACACCCTCAGGGTGAGTAACATTACTCAGCAAGAAGAACCAAGCAATATCCGTACCCTCAGGGATAGAATACGCACGATTATTCACAACCTGAACAGTCTCAAGCTGAGAAACACGCTGCTCAAACGGCAAAACATTATTAATCCAAGCCTTCGCCCGGTCAGCAACCCACTCAGCAGGTGCCTTATCATAAGGATTCTGATCCGGCACATCCTCCGAGCCATTGCCAACCGCAAAAGTGCGATCAGTAGCGTACAGGTGCCCGATGCCAGCCTTATCAGCCTTAGCGAACACCGCATCCACATTATCCTTAGTGATGCCATGCACAACATGCCAGAAACGCCAAGACGGTATACCATCATAATGGCGCGGATGAATATCAGTCACCTTAGCATCAATATACTTCTGAGCATTCGACTCATAGGTTAGCGCAATATCGCACGCATCCATCATCTCAGGGCGCGTATTCGACCCAGGATTAATAATAACTAGTGTGTCCTGCCCAGCAATTTCCTTAATCTTCCCATACAGTCGCTTATAGTACGGCATGATAGCCTTCTGCTCTTCATCCCACCCGTTCACAACCTCATCAAGGAAGATAGCGAACTTCTTTAACCCGCCACCAGTCTTGTACCACTTCACCACGTTGCGCACCTGAGCAAGAATAGCTTCCTCAGTGTCCTCGCGCACAGCCTCAGCAGAAACATTCAGATTCTTGCGGATACGCTCAAAATACGCAGGCGTAGCAAACTCGCTATTCGCTCCGTACCGAGTCTGGAAATAGAACGCAACATACTTACACCCAGCAGCCTCAGCAAGCTTACCCTGGGTAAGGAAGTCGTTATCGACCTTGTCACCCCAGTTGCCGCTAGACTTATTCAAAATGACAATGCCTAGCGTGTCGCCAAACAACAGCGTCTTTTCCCACTGCGACACCTTACCGGGCTGATCTCGGTTATAGTAATCAGGCCAGTAATACGTAACCATGGAAATGTTACGCTGCCCGAAACCATGATTACGCTCACCAATATTCATATCGGCGATAGCCCGAGACACAACCGGGGCAACATTCTTCTCAGACTCACGCAAAATATCAGTCTTAGCGGCATCAATCTTACCGTCAATCGTCTGATCTACAGAGCCTAGCGCCTCAGAAACGATATTAGTCCGCGCTTGCTCGATACCTTCACTGATTTTCGTGTCGATAGTGCCACTAACAGACTCGGTAGCGGCCTTAACAATGTCGCCCTTAGCCTGTGTGATACCCTCGCTAATCTTCGCAGGAAGAGCACTATTCACAGACTCGGTAGCCGCCTGAATAATACCAGGCTTAGCAGACTCAATCTTAGAATCAATCGCAGAGCCAGCGGTGCGGAGAATTTTCCCCTCCAGCACCTGTGATTTCGACTCAAAAGCCGAATCAATCTTAGGGGTAACAACAGACTCAATCATCCCGTCAATAGACGAATTTACAGACTGCACCACCTCGTCCTTGATCGACGCAGATTTTTCTGTAATTACAGAAGAAACCTTCGCCTCAATCGTAGGGGTAACACGCTCGTCAATCTGCCGAGTAATCTCACTACCAGCAGCAGCCTGCACCGCTGTAGGCAGCTTCTCATTCAGCTGTGACTCAACCACAGTAGCCGTCTGAGACTGAATCATCCCAGGCACAGTAGCCTGAATACGCTCATCAGCCACAGCACCAGCATGCTCACGCACACCAGACTCAACAGCCGCCGGAATAGTAGTAGACACAACCGGCGCGATAGCCTCAGCCACAGCAGACTGCACACCATCCTTAGCCGCCTGCACAGCCTCAGACTTCACGCCTGCAACCTTATCTGTTGCGGCTTGCTCTGCTGCCTGCACAGCAGCAGACCTAATCTCAGACTTCGCCTCAGTTACCTTCTCTGTAGCCACCTGCTCAGCTGCAGCACGAGCAGACGCAAGCGGGAGACCCGTAAGCGCCCCGCTCTCGTCCGCAATCACAAGCCGGTTCAAACCGCTAATAGCCATAATTAGACCTCCTCGATCCGGGCAGTACCATCACCATTATCAACGACACGGTAGTCACGCGGAGAACCGCCACCACCAGTCTCAACATTGCGCACATTACCGCGACGGTAAGGCGCCGCGAAAATCTCTGCAATATCCAAAGAATCACCCGCCTGCACAGTAAACACAACCGGGTCACGCGGGATAACACCACCATCAGTATAAAGACGAGCGTGAGCCTCCCACGACCACCAAGCCGGGGCATCCTGCCCAGCCTCAGGCGCAAGCAGACGAATATCACGCTCACCCTCATACGACAGATAGCCGCTAGAATCAAGCTCAGCAGTCACCTCAACAGGCAAAGATGTAGCCGATCCAGACACTACCAGGCTAGTAGGACGAAAAATAATCTTCCCACGAAGCGGGCGAGCATTCCCGCCCACAGGTGCGGCAGGGTTCAAAAACCTGCCGCGAATAGTAGCATAGCCCATACACTAACTCCATTCTTTAGAAGACGCGGCATGTAAGCCGCGTCTGATTCTCGGCTGGCACATGTGTAACGCCAGTAATAAGGACGTTCAGCTCGCCGCCACTAGGCAGCTCAACAATATACGTCTCCCCAATTTTAATATCCGGACGGAAAAAAATGGTAAGACTCGGAATCTGAACCTGAGACCGCGCCATAGCCGCAATATCCTGCGCAATCGCATAAGCATTATTCTGCGTATCACCCCAAGGCCCAACATCAAGCTCAAGTGCAGGCATTTTTTGGGCAGTAGGCGTAGCGGCAAAGCTCGCTATATTCCTGTTTTTACTAAAGTCAATCTTTAGCCCACCACGAATAATAGGGGTAGGCTTGCCTGACATGTCTTCCAGTATCCCGGGCGCTTCACGCATCGTAGGTAAGCGAGCTACGATAGGCGCGTTGCTTTGCAAGTTCCTTTCGTGTAGCACCCATTGCCAGGGGGTTATGACGTCCACGTATTGCTCGAAATTCCCCTCGGTCACCCCTGCTTCCCACATAAATTCTCCAACAGAGCCGTGGTATAGCTTTCTTATTGTCTCGTCATATTTAGGGTCTGTGCCAAATCTCTTTTGTGGATTTACTAAAAGGTAGAAGAAGTCGTAATTCAGTTCCGTGTCTGTCTCGAACCATTCCTCAGTATCAGCAGGCGAGAACCACGTAGTGCGCCGCTCTCCTGGCTCCAGGCTACCACCCGAACCTTGCCAAAAAACCACAGGCGCATCATTCCCTTTTGCACCCATACGTGACCATTCCGCAATGTTGTACGAGATGTTTACAGCAGATGCCAGTTTAGTCGAATCTTGTACCACATCGCAGCTGATTATCTCGTCAGCATCAATACGCATAGTAGGCTTATTCTTTATGAGACGCGGAACATTCGCAATATTTAGCGTGCCGTCAGCGTCATGCCACATCATGCACGAAAAATACTCAGCAACCTCTTCGAGTGCTTCCCTTGCCACACGCCCACGCACAGACCGCGTAAATCCTAAGGACAAGGAATGTTCAGGGGGAGATACACGAGCTAAAGTGCGCTCTTGGAAAGGCAAATCACCATTCAAAAGAAGCACATCCGCGATATGCCCACCCTGTGCCGCGTAAATCTCAACAGCATAAATGGTGCCACCATCACGCAAGCGCGTATCAGGAAGGCTACCAAGCGCGTACTCGCCGTTCTCTTGGTCTACACGCCACTTATTGCCCTCGATCTTAAGCTCGAAGCGCGCACCAGGGGCAAGCTTCATACCCTTCTCGACAGTATCCAATGCGATAGACCCATCAGCTAGAATGCCGAAACGTGCAGCGTCTTTATCATTTCCCTTCTCGCAATAGATGTTTATCCACGTGTCACCAGACCGGCTAAGACTATTCTTCCCACGCAGAATTAGCGGGCGACCCTTAGAATACGTCTTATTATGCCCGTTAGCCGTCTCATACGTGGCATGCCCACGGGCTAGATATGATGTGCCTTCCCCAAAAAAGAAGGTGAAAGTTGGGCTACCAGTGTCACCCCATTTAGATCCGCCGGATGCTCCGATAAGCTGCCCATGCCCGCGCCGCCAATTACACATGAAAGACCCCTGCAACGGGGCGTAGAGGAGTACCTGCCTATTCTCGTCTACAGGCAGTTTAGACTTTGCGGCAGGCGAGTAACCGCATTGCTCCAAAATATCCCAAATAAAGTAGGATAGCGAAACGGCAGGGTAGAAACGCCCGTTATCTGTGCGGCGGCGACCAGGCATAATATAGGCAAGCGGAAGCACCTCAACAACCTTAGACAGATTGTCAATATAGTCCACGCACTCGGTAACCAGCCCGCCAGTAGCCGAGTCGATCTTATTAGAAGACACACGACCTGTAAACACCTTACCGTAGTACTGTCGGTTACTAGAAGCAGGTGACTTGTGCAGGTAGATTTCAACCTTATCACCCAGGTAAGGGATGCTGTATTTATCCGCAAAATTAGGTTTATCAGCAGAAACAGACATGCTAACAAAATCAGGTGTAGCGCCCATAGGTATATCCCATGTGATAGTCGCACCAGAGTTAGAGAAGCCGTCATTAGTCGCGAGCCTACCCGCCGCATCTTTAGAAGCTGACTGGTGGATAGTTACCTCATGCATTCCCTTATCTTCACCATTGACACGCACGGAGGCGTTTATAACAGTTACGCCGTGCTTAGCTATCTCATTTTCTGTTTTGATTACTTGCGGTGGTGGAAAATCAGACCTCACTACACTACCTTTCCTCTACCAGCGCCAACCTCAATAAATTTGCACTGGTACTCATAGATTGGTGGCAAACCCTGCATACCGCGTAGCTTCTGTGAAGAAAGCTCAGTCAATGCTACGTTCTGTATGCACCTGCCAGGAGTCCACGGCTTCATCTCCCTACCAGTGGTAAGACATGGGTAACCTACATCACCTTTTATTGCGGTCACAGAAATGTGGATAGGGTTATTCTCAGGCACGAACCAAATCGATTTGCGAGTAGGGAAAATACCATCAGCACCAGAACGCTCAAGAGTGTATGTCGCATTCTTATTACCCGACATCAGCCAATGAATCTGAATAGAAGACCCAGGAGACAGTACAGCACTAAAATTATATTCCTGCCTACCAAAAGGCATAGGCTGTTGTTCAACAATCCTCACCTGCGATTTTATCGTATACAGGTCACGATAGAAGACAGTCTCGTCATTCTCTTCAAAATCGCCACCAGCACGCACAGCACCACCATTCACCGACGCAGGCAGCATTATAGAATCACGCTCAGTAAGCAGGTTCTCAACCTGCGAACCAGCAGGGAAAATAGTCATCGGGTAATACGTGCTCAGGCTATTCACGTCATATGCGGCATTCATGAGCATCATCTCGATCTTCTCACGCTCGCGACCTGCCACACGGAAAGTCATTGAAAAATCCTTCAATGCTTGCGGGCGACCATAGAAAGAGAAGCGGCGCGCACCAGTAGCAGACTGCTGCACCTGACGGTTAGCAAAAGAATAGTTCACCTGCTCGGTAGAACCTCCTCGCACCGGCATGAAAGAGGCTTGCTGCCCAATCATCATAGGATACGAACCCATTCCTCTTACCTCCGTGCCTGCAAAGTTGTTGAACGCATCGTGCCATAGAACTGTCGCCCATCAATATTCACCATAGGCCGCCAATTAGACAGTGCATCGACTATCTGATTATACAGGTCAGGTGCCTGTGTAGGCGCAACAAACTCGCGGCGACCCGACACATGCCCGCCAGCAGAGAAGCCACGCACAAAATCGCCTGAATTGATGCGCTCCAGAAGCCCGCGATGCTTACGTGTAGCATCAGCGTTCACAATGAACTCGCCAGAACGCACCATGAGAGGAGAGCCAGCATCAGTAACAGCAGGCACATTATCAGTCCACCGGGACAGCGGTTCACGCCCAGGAATCAGACCACCAGACGCAAAACCAGGAACCATGCCACCATGCGCACGCCAGCCACCGCGCCTCCCGAGAGTCTTCTTCACAGAATCAACCATCTTACGCTCAAAAATCTGGGTGATCGTAGTAGTTTTCTGGCGCGGAATACTATCCAGGTTAGATTTATAGTTATTGATGTTACTGTTAGCAACACCTGTTCGAGCGTTCGCAGTCGTATCAACCCTACCAGGAACACTATTAGCCTTATTCGCCAAAGCACCAAGCTGCCCGAAAGCCTGCCCAGTATTGGCGTTAGCTGTAGTGTTAGTCTGCCCAGGTATGCTCATTACCCTATTCCACAAGTCAAATAGAGCACCACTAGCCTCACCAGTATTAGCGTTTGCATTGATATTCACGTCACCGCTAGTCTCTTGCCCTACCTCATGCAAATACTTTAGCTTACCAGTAGCCGCGTCCACACCAAACACCTGTGTACCGATAGTCACTTCACGCGGCATCTTCTCAATATCGTTATTCAGCGAGGTCATGACACGTGCAGCCGTGGTATCAGCCCACGTATCAATAGACACACGATCAGGAATAGCGTAAATCGAATGGATAAGCTGCTCAGCTTCATCAGATGTCAAGCCCATCTGCAACGCAGACTGACGCAACGTGTCAATCACGCCGTGAATATGGTTACGCACAGCGTCGTAGTCGCCGCCCTGGCGAGCAACCGCAGACGAAGCCTGAATACCTTCCTGCGCCATCTTCGCAAAAGCGTCATTCAACTTCTGCCCAGCCTTGGTTGTCTGATCGAAAGTTTTCGTCTGCCCATCATATGCTGCCGAGTTTTTCTGAATAGCCTCAGAAAGATCATCCATGGACTTGTAGTAGTCAGCCATGCTCTTAGTCGAGTCAGCGAACCCGCCCGCGAGCATCTTCAAACCCTTGTCTAGGTCTTCAACAGCAGAGCCAGCGCCCTCAACCCATTTAGCCATCTCCTGTGCTTCACCAGAAAGCCCCTGCATCGCAGCTGAGCCTTCGTCAAGAGAGTTCTTCTGAACTTCAAGGGAGTGCTTCAGCTCGTCCTGCGCACGGGCAGCCTCCTGTAGCTTAGGTGGGTACTCACCAAGCATCACCTGATACTTCTCTTCATCAGTCAGAGACACATTCAGAGATGAAGCATAATTCTCGACAGCCTCTTTCAGCTTCGGGAACGCCTGCATATATTCCTGTGCCGTGTACTTTGCGCGCCCTTGAGCCTCCGATGCGGCATCAGTTTCACGAACAATCGATTGGAAGAACTTTTCGGCTTCACCACGGTTCTCTGCGTATAGGCTCCCCAGCGACTCGTCCAGGTTAGAAACAGCTTCCTTGAGAGCATCAGCACCAACCTTAGCGCCCGCCGTATGGGATACCCATTGAGAGAAGCCTTCCATCGCGTCGCCAGCGTCATCCTTCAAACGAACAAGAGCTTCACCGAGGCCGTTCACCTTAGGTACTTGGTCTTCCATACCGAGGAAAGCCCATGTGGCTTTACCGCCCATGTCTTTGAATTTCTGGTTTACCTGGTCTAGGTTGCCGCCAGTGTTCTTCAAGGCTGCATTCATGCTATCGAGTGATGGCGCTTTGTACTCAGTGTTCGCTGCGCTAACGAAGAGTACGATTCCTTCTGCGGCGAGCGCTGCGGTACCGGCGATCTTTCCGAGGGTTGCGCCGAGCCTGCCGAGCTTTGAGCCTGATGCTGCGGCTGCGGCGCCTTCGGTTGAAGCTGCCAGCTCTTTCGTTGAAGCAGAAGCAGTACGGGCGGATACAGAGAATGAAGCAAGAGTGGCTTTCATGGTCTGGTATGCGGTGATAAATTTAGCGGCTGCAGCGACACCAAGCAGAGCAACACCTGTTAGACCGACCACAGTAAGGTTCACTGCGAGGAATGATGGTGGAAGCTTACCCATGAAATCGAGTAGCCCTGTCGCCATTTGCACGAGTCCACGGAAGAAATCAGACAAGCCACCAGATGAAGACAAGATGATGGTGTCTATCGCACCACCAAGCTTTTCAATGTCGCCGGCTAGGTTGTTCTGCTGGATAGCAGCCGTAGAAGCCGCGTAGCCTGCGTCGTTGGTCTTGTCGATCCAGCCTTGGATGCCTTCCTGCCCCTGGGTATAGAGCACGTTAGCGGCACGCACAGCATCAGAACCAAAGATAGTAGCGAGCGCAGCATCACGCTGAGCAGGGGTAAGGTTCTGCAACCCGCGCTTCAAATCGCCAGCAACAGCGGTAATACCCTTGAATTTTCCTTCGGCATTGTAAAGTGAGATGCCATACTCAGCCATGAGACCAGCAGCTTCCTTTGAGGGATTCTGGAGTTTCTGCAGCATGACCTTAAACGAAGTACCAGCATCCGAGCCGACCAAGCCAGCAGACGCGAAGGCTGCCAGCGTGCCCGTGGTCTCCTCAATAGAAAGACCAGTCTGTGCAGCAACAAGACCCGACTGCTTCAAAGCGTAACCAAGGTCACCAACAGACCCCTGCGCCTTACCAGCGCCAGCCGCCAGCAGGTCAGCAACATGCCCAATATCCGACCCTTTCAACCCGAACTGAGTCATAGCAGTAGCCGCAAGCTCCGCAGCCTCACCAACCTCAATATTGCCCGCAGCAGCAAGCGACAACGCGCCAGACAAACCGCCACCGAGAATGTCCTTAGTTTCAACACCCGCTTTAGCAAGCTCCTCAATGCCATTAGCCGCCTCAGAGCCAGAGTACTTAGTGTCCGCACCAGCCTTCATGGCCGCTTCACGCAGCTTGTTCATATTCCCGGCAGTCTCATGAGTAGCAGCCTGCACCTGCGACATAGCCTTGTCAAAGTCGGCGTACTGCTTCACTGCATATGCGAAACCAGCCGTAAGCGCGGCACCACCAAGCGCCGCACCTGTAGAAATATGATCCAGTGCGTCACGGTTTGACAGAATATTCTTCGCGAGAGTGCGAGCCTCATTCCCAAGGTCACGGAAATACCCGCCAACACTAGAAACCATAGCCCGCCCACGATCAGCCATAGCCCCAAACGCGCCAGTAACAGAGTCCTTAGCACTAGAGAACGCGGAACGGATACCAGTCGTGAAAGAGTTGTACATCACAGCAGAACCGAAATTAGAGTTCTTGAACGCATTGCCTGCCGCAGACGCAGCCGAAGACACACTAGACCGAACAGCAGACGCATAATCCCGCCACCCAACACTAGCGGTACGTGATGCGTTCTGCATTACACCGGTAATACTGCCAGCACTTACTTTCGCTGCTTCTGCGGCTTCTCTGTATGCGGCTTTTTCTGCTCGGGTCATGCCGCTGATTACGCCGACTCGTTCGCGTGCTGCGGTGGAGGCGGCTGCGGCGGCGGCGCGCCCTGCTTCGCGTGCGGCTGCGGCGGCTGATTGTGCGGTGCCTTTTGCGGCTTCGGCTTGTGCGGCTTTGGCTGCGTTGGCTGTTGCTTTTGCTGTTTCGCGTGCGGCTTGGTTGGCTGCGTTGCGTGCACTGTTGGCGGCAGCGGTCACACCTGCTACGAAGTTTTTGGTGTCTGCTCGTAGCTGGATGGTTACGGTTTGGGCTGTGTTTGAGCTTCCTCCGCGCGATCGTCCGCCGGTTCGTGCCATGCTAGTTCTCCTGTGCTTCTTCCGCAGCTACCTGTTGCTGCCACTCTATTAGGTCTAGGTATGCTGGGTCTTCTGTCGCGTCGTAAGGCTCCGGAACCAGAATATCACCGGGGCGAGGCTTGTAGTCTTCCCGCTGCGTAATTTGCTCGACAGCTTCCTTCGCCTTACAGGTGTATGTTTCAACCTCGAACTGGGTGTGCCCTTCACGGCATTTCTTGCGTGGGTTTCCGCACTCTGGGCAGAGCTCAGCCTGGTAGATTTCCCACCCTAACGCGGCTGTCATGTCTCGGTCTGTCCAGTCGCGTGTACTGTCGCCGAGTAGCATTGCGGATGGGGGTTTGCCCCAGCGGGCGGCTGCACGCATTACGAGTACAGCCGCCGCGTTTTCTTCTTCAATTAGGCTATCGGCGACGAAATCTGGGCGACACCTCTAGGGTTGCTTCGGCTGCGCGTGCTTCTCCGTAGGTTGAGAGGCATTTGACGAATTGCCCGCCCAAGGTGTCCGCGAGCTTCAGCCACTGGGAGGCTGCGAGCGACTGCCCTTCAAGGGTGGCTGTGAGCTGGAATACTCGCGCCCACCACGTCAAATCCTCAGTGTCTACCTCGTCTTTGCCGGTGTCTTTCTTCCAATCCTTGTTGATTTCTTTCAACTCAGCATCGTTGAGGACACGGGTGCGGAAGGTGGCGGTTTTCGCGTTACCGGTGATTTCTTCTACCTGCTCATACAGTGCGGCAAGCTCACCGTCGAGTGATTCGGAGGCGACAGTTTCCATGTCGTCGCTCTCACCCTCCGCGCGCAGTGCTTCTAGCTTTTCGATCTGTGCTTCTACCTCGGCCAGGTCTGCAACATCGTCAGGGTTAAGAAGCAGAACAGTTTCGCGGTGCAGCTTGTACTGGTCTGCGCCAGACAGCCACTCGGAGAGGTTGAAAGCGTTTTCAGCAGTGTTCTTAGCCATTTTGGTTTTCTCCCTATCAGGTGGTGTTGTAGGTAAAAAAATATTGGGCGCCTCCCCCAACCACCATAGGGGAGACACCCAACATTGTATCACTCACTCACTCAAGACACATTACTATGCTACCACAGAAATGAACTCACGGAAACCAGTGACCTGGCACTTGTGAATAGTGCGGATATAACCAGAGGTGCGGTCTGCCGCCTCATTCACAGGGTGCGGCTGATCGAATGAGCATGCGTAGATGCTGATTTCGTCGCCCTCTGCGAAAGGTTCATAGTAAGGCTTGTTGGTGTGACGGGTAACAACATATGCTTCGGTGCCTTTATTCTTGAGCATCTGGAAAATCTTGTCACGCGCCGGATCGAACTTGCCGCCGTTAGCGCCTTCCTGGAAGTAACGGAAGATAGCCAACTCAACCTCAGCATTGGACTGACCCCATGCTTTCGCGTTGGTGTCCTCACAAACAGCAGCCATACCGTCGATAGTCTCAGAGTCGGTAGACCCGATCTTAGTTTGAGACTTGATAGCCGCACACGAAATGTCGAGTGCGGTATTAGCGTTCAGCTCAGCCACCTTGGGTTTGTCCATAGAGACAACGCCACCCATAGGGATTAGCATCAGCTTTAATTTTGCACCCGCGTAGGTGCGCCCAGGCGAAGAATCAGCCATTTTTAGTCCTCCTCAGACTCGAAAGTAGTAGTGTATTCTACTGGCTCGGTTGGTGCCTGCCCGCGCTGTGACGGCGGAACCTCAAAACCAAATAGCTCAATGTAGCTGGCTGGCACATATGCGAGACGCTTAGTCTCAGGGTGCACTAGCCACATAAAATTATCCATCATTACCCCCTAGGTATGGTAATAGTGTACGTCAAAGGCGTGTATAGCCGCGCTGGTGTCACCTCAGAATCAGTTAGCATGACCTGCCCTTGTGCTGCTGCCCAGTCAAGATTAGCGTAGCTGTCACCCATAATTTTCTTGGTGGCGAGGCGGTCACGCACAGCATCAGTGAGAGCGTACAGCTCATGGGTTGTCTGTGCTACACAGGTGATAGTGAAGTCCACGGTCAGAGAATCATTGTCAGGTGTACCGCACAGACCTACCATGTCCTCATAACCTGCACCTACACCCATAAAAATAGCCACATACGGCTTAATATGGTTAGGCAGGTACTCAGGGACAGACTCAGGAACAAAACCCTGGAAAACAGACACATTCTCGATACCAGTTAGCGCATGCTCGATAGCCTCAGCCAGCTCAATAGTGATACTCACAGCTCTACCCCCTCAACAATCGCGGCGACCATATCATCCATGCTCGCATCAATCGCCGGGCGTAGATGTGCACGTGGTGCCATCTTAGATGTACCAAACTCAACATACGCGGCGTATGGTGCAGCAGAGATAACATCCGCTGCATTTTTCCCAGCCTTAGCTGCCGTGATGTTTGAGCGCAAGTAGCCGGTGCGTACTGGCGCGCGGCGCTTCGCCTCATCCCTAAGGATTTTGCCAGCCGCTAGAACCTCAGGTGAGAAGTCATGCATCGCCGCGATCTGAAAGGTAACAGCCAGCTTTTTCATTTCTTCCCAGTCCTGCTGCATCATTTCGCGCCTGCTCTCTGGGTCTGCATCTCACCACAGATAAGGTCGATAGACCCAAGCAACGAACCAGCCATGACCTGCTTCACAGTGAAGCGCTTACCATGCATACCAGGAATATTAGACGCGGTAACAACCAGCACATGATTACGCAGGCCAGCGTGAAGCTCCCACATACGCAAAGGCATCTGAACCAGATAGTCGCGTGTAGCCGCGTCCTGCACGCTACCCGTCACATTATCTGTGTACCGGTTCAGCTCCTGGATACGGCAAGTAACATCCGTAAAAACACGCTTCTCAACGACACCAGAAAGCGGTGACTTCGGGTTCACTGCCGCAGGCGCAAGCACATCAACCATAGCCGTCATACCCTGCTCAACAACAGGCGCAAGACGCAACGACCAGTCACGCGGCACGACACGCTGCCTAGAAGTATAGCGAGCCATAGCGACATTCTCCCATCGGCTCGAACCAGGCACCAAGCATCGGGTCACCCTCATCATGAATACGGGTAGCCTCAGCATCCAACGCGTCAGCTTGTGCCCGAAGCTCAGCCGCGACAGCCACGCCGTCAACAGATAAATCCTGTGTAGTTATCTTCTTGGATAGCAGGTTTTCATCTGTTGCCATGCGACGTAGCAACCTGGCAGCCACACGACGCACAGTAACAGCAGCCACCCCAACAGGCTCTAGAGACGCAAGAAGCTCTATGTCCCTGTCAGAGAAAATAGTTTCATGATCGTGAACCTGTGTATCGTCGCTTGGTAAATCGTTTACCAGTAGGCGGATCGTGTAAATATCTTCTGCTGTCAGAGACATAGAGCCTCACCCTCTCAGTATAGCTTACTTGGTGCCGTCAGATGCGTATGCTGCATGAGCGAACACAGCAGCCGCGCCGGTGACGTGGCGACCACGGTAAGCAATAGTATCATCCGAGAAGCCACCTTCACGCGCATCAATGGTGCTACCAGTAACGGAGATACCAGTGTTGTTGCTGATACGCAGGTCAGGTGTTTCGTGTCCAACCAAAGTAGCGCGCTGGATAGCAGGGTTAGCAGAACCAGCAGCAGGCAGAAGGAACCAGGTAGTGTTCTTCTTGGTGACAGCCGGGTTCAGCTGCGCGAGCTGCGGCACAACAGCAATATCAATATTCGACGAAAGGAAGTTAGTCGAAACAGTCTCGGAGTTACCGGACTTTGTGCGGATTTCCTTAGCGCCCAGAATCTCGCGTGCCTGGAAAGCGAGCGCGGACGGCACAACAAGTACCATGCGCTCAACGTCGATAGCGGAACCGTGCACGCCGTCACGACCAGACACAGCAGAGTATGCAGCCTTCAGAGACTCAAGAGAAAGAGCCTTAGTGTCAGCTGCGGATGCGCCAGAGAAGAATGCCTGGTTGATGCCCTGTGCGTCGAACAGGGTAGAGAACACTACCTTATCTTCCAGCTTCGCAGCACCAGCGGCAAGTCGCTTAGGAATCTGGGTGAGTTTATCCCAGTTCTTATTTACGACATCTTCCCAGGTGAAGGGGAACACCCTACCATACTTGTCATTCTTGATCTGGACGGTGCCAGGGAGAAGATCGGCTGCCTTGTATTCCTCGGCTTCGTTCACGTGGACATAGTCGATGTCGCCTGCGAGGGTAGCCAATGGGGTCGGGTTGAAGGACGACAGGCGCGTGGTCTGCGCTACCTTCTGCCACTGGGTTTCGTAGCCACGGTACAGGTCGAGTACTTCGTACTCGAATGCGCGGCCAATCAGGGCGGGGAAGTCGCTAGTAGTCAGCGCTTCCTGCAAGCGTGCCTGTGCACTGTACCCGCCACGGATACCATCGCGGAGGATGGTTGCGGCTTCTGCTACGCGCTGGGTTGCACCAGTGTCGCGCAGCTTGTCGTAGTTGAGAAATTCGCTCATTAGAATTTTTGTCCTTTGCTTTAGTCGAATGCTACGCCAACAGGGGCAACCTCAATGGTCGCGCCAGCGGATGCTGAGGTTTGGAGCGCGACACCCCAGATTTTGCCTGCACCAGTGGTGAGTACACCGTCGGCACCGAGCTTGACAATAGCGCCAGCATTCACGGTCTCTTTCACAGGCAGACGGTACGATCCGTTGCGCCAGATGGTTACTTTCTGCCCCTGCTCTGCGGTAGTCATTGCTACACCAGCGATTGCACCAATGCGTACAGGTTTACCGGATTCGTACTTTTTGTCAGCAATGAGGGCGATGTGTTCGCCTTTGCCGTAGGATACGTTGATAGCCATTATTCTATAGCCCCTTCATGATCGAGAGAATGTCGTCAACGGTTGCGGACTGTGACTCCTGCACATGCGCACCCATACCGTATACGGGTGAGGCTGCGCTCTTCGCGGCGAGCACTTCGCGCAGGGATTCCTGTACGCGGGTCTCGAACTCAGCCTTGCTCAGGGAAGCGGCAGACTCGACAAGCATCTTGCGGGTCATGGGCGCGTCCACGTTGCGGAACGCCTCAGCTACTACGGCTTCTGCGTCTTTCTTAGCGCTCTCAGCTTGCAGCTCTTCTACTTTAGCTTTCAGCTCGTCACGCTCTGCTTTCAGGTCTTCAACCTGCTTTTTCAGCTCGGTAACTTCGGGTGACTCAGCCTTAGGTGCATCCTGTACGGGTGCAGGTGCGGGCTTAGCCACGGGTACGCCATCAGCTTCAACAATGCTATTAGCCATGCCGTCCACCTCTCTACTAGATTCCAGGACGGCAGTAATTTTCCCGCCGCGCCCCGGCTTCGTAACAAAATCAACAGAATCGACATGCGTAATCTCCTGGATCACACGGTCTTTTCCAGGCGCCATTATACCAGACGCATTAATAGACACGCCTATATACGGTGCGCGCTCACGGATAAAGTCCCTATACTCAGGGAAAATCTTCGCACGCCCAACCAGTGCACCCGAATCATCCACAACAGGGCGGCTATCAATCACCCCAGCAAGCTCACGAATATCACCCTCAGGGCGAGACGCACGCTCACTACCTGTCGCATGATTCATATACATGTGCACAGGTGAATCCCAGATAGGCGACTCTGCAAGCTTCTTGATAGTCTCAGGCGGGTACTCACCAGAACTACCCTTACCTGGCGTAATGATAGTCACAGCCACAAGTGAGCCAGTCGGCTCGCCCTCAGCCTCAATCAAATGCACACTAGACATTATTTCCTCCTAGCCAAAATATCGGACAGGTTACGTTGCGTCCAATACATAGAGCCATCATACCAGCGAGCACGCCGCGACAAATCAGACCACGCAATAGACCCATCAGCCAGACCACGCACAACCTCCATACCTTGAGGTGACGAAGCGACACCGGCAATAGCCTCAACTTGTGAATCGAAATCGAGTGAGTCAAACCAATCTCTACCCGAGTTACGAGAGGTCATGTCAGGATACTGACTTAGAAGCGGTGCCATGACGCAGCGGCAGTTTGGGTGTGAGTGTAGTGTTCCGGTCAGGTGTTTTTCTCCGTGGTGCATGATGCATGATCTGCAGGTGTTTTTGTCGAGTTGTGCAACCCATTGCCAGCCTTCGGTTTGGGTGTGTTGGGTGAGTGTTTGGGTGGTGTGTCGTGTGGCTTGTTGGGTGGCTAGGTTTATGCCTAGTGTTATTGCGGTGGCTATTTGTGTGATTTTTGTCTTGAATCCGGTTAGTTTGATTTTTTCGGGGGCGGGTGTTGGGGGTGGTGGCGGGAGTGTTTGGGTTGTGTAGTTTTGTAGGTGGTGGTGTGTGGTGGTGGCGGCTTGTTGTGCGGCTTGTTGTGCGGCTTGGTTGGTTTGGTGTTGGATGGTGGCTAGGGTGGTGGCGTATGCGGCTAGGGCGGTGCGTTCTTGGCGGTGGCGCAGGTGGCGTGGGGTGAGTGTGCCTAGTGCGGTGATGGAGGCGAGTGTGGCGGTTAGGTTTTGGTGGTTTTGGTGTGCTGCGATGATGAGGGGCTGGGTGTGTTCAGCTTCTATTTGGGTGAGGTCGGCTTGTAGGTTTTGTGCGTATTCTTCTGGGGTCATTTGATTTCTCCTGCGTATGCGGCGCGGATGAGTGCGTCTCCTGTTGTTTCTGTGGTGCGGTGGATGTTTCCGTCTGCGTCGCGTAGCTGGTTGATTTTTTCGTCGGGGTCTGTGATGCCGAGTGCGCGCATGGCAAGTAGCGCGGTTTGATCGAGTGGGAGTACGCCGAGCTGGTCTGCTGTGGTTATTGCATCGAGCTGCGCTTGGGTGGGTTCTGGTGTTATGTCGTCCCAATGGAATGTGATGGTGCGGGGTGCTTCTGCGGGTAGGTTACCTAGCGATATTTGGGTGTCGATGATGTGGTTGATGATTGCGCGGTAGGTTTCTTCCCAGGTGCGGCGGCGTGCTTCGATTTCGAGTTGTAGTGGGCGGTCGAGTGTTTCGGCTACTGCGCGTGCGCCGGTTTGTCCGGGGTCGGCGAGTAGCATGGTTACGGGTACGCCTAGTGCGGCGGCTATCATGGCGGCTAGTGGTTTGCCTGATTCCGCGTCGATTGTTGCGCCTGTGTTTGGCATGGTGGTGATTTCAGCGTCTACTAGGCCTATCGCGCCTGGCTGGGTTGCTACGGCGGCTTGTTGGATGGCGCGACGTGCGTCTTGTACGGCACGGGATGTTTTGCCTGTGATGCGGTGGCTTATCTTGCTGATGGCACGCATGAGTCGCGCCCAGTCTTGCAGGTAGTTTTTGTATGCGCTGATCCAAGGCGAGGCTGCAAATAGGTCTGGTGTGCCGAGCAGGCTCATTGGGATTCGATTTACGGCGTGGTGGTAGATTGGTGTGTTCCAGTCCACAGGTACGCCTTCTAGCTCTGCATATTTATTCATAGGGCGGAAATCTAGCGCAGGGTGCCAGGTCTTCACAGTGCGCCCGTCATGATAATGAGAGCGTAGGTACAGTGCGGGGCGGGCGCTGTCTTCCTGTATTGGCAGTATTTTCTCGATGTGCTCTATGCCCTCTGTGCGCACAACGGTACGCCCGGTAGCAGGGTCAGTGAATAGCAGAAAGAAGATATTGCCGTCTGCTGCTTCTTGGACTCCGAGTGCCTGGTGTGCACTATGCCCAGTCAAGGAGATGCGGTTTTCAGGGTCGTCTAGAAAATCCTGGATGATTTCGTTTACGCCAGACTCTTCATCGCAGGTAATGCCTATACCCGATCCGAAAACGTATGATGTGCGGATACTGACACCGCGTTTGCCTAGCGGGTCTGCAACGGCGAGAACACGGCATGTCTCAGCAATATTCTGAATGCCAGACAGGGAGAACTCTGTTTCTGCTGCCGCCGCAATAGACCGCCATTCTGTATTTTGTGCCCACGCCTGCTCTAGATCGGCGATTGACTCTTGCAGGTCACGTGTGGCTTCTCGAAGCTCGCGGCGCTCACGGAGCGCATCAAAAATACCCATCAGTATTTGTATCCTATCTCATAGTCAGAGTCGGTATAGTCTTGCACATCATCATACCCGCCATATATCGGGTGATGGTATATCTGATTTAGCGCCTGGGTCATAGCATCCACAGTATCGTCGTGCGCCCCAGCGGGGAATTGCCGCATCTCTGTTATCAGCTCTTCCACATTCGGCAATAGTGCAGGCGATGGGAATAAAACATTTTTCGCGTGAATATACGCAGTAACAGCATTAGCACGCACAACCTTTCCACCCTCAGGATTCACAGGAATAATGCCAGGCACACGTGAACGTAGCGAGTCTATGACAGCTGGACCATTCGCTTTATCCTCGACGTACTTTATTGTAGCTTGCGGATATTTCGCTGCCATAGCTTCGATTGCTTCGCAGGTGCGGGTGAAATTCATGCGCTCACGCACCATATCCACAAGATACGCAGTGTTGCCCTCTGAGTACCATGTCTGCCCAACAGCATAATCGGAACCGCTGGTGTCTTTAAACGTCAAGTCCCACGACTGAACAAGGATGCCTCCGTTAGCTATACCTGGGAATGTCCTCGACCCGTCAGGATTATCTACCCAGATAGGCGACGTGTAGCGCGCCAGGTCATCAGATTTAGGGAATATGCCGCCCTCGTCAGGTGCAGGTGTGCCCTGGTATAGTGCCGCCCATGCCTGCGGGTTAGCGTCACGTTTGCGTTTCTCCCAGTTCTCGTGCGAGCGTCCACGGGCGCTAATCATGAACTCACCAGGTTCACGCCCTAGAATGTCAGTCTCGCCACGCTCTGGGTTGTGGTCTGCCTGTGCAGGTATGCGTATGTATTCCCATTCGCCAGGTTGATTAGCCATTACCTGCCCAGCTAGATCATTCTCATGCCATCGTGTGAGAATCATAATTACGGGTGCACCAGGCGCGAGGCGGGTAGACGCTGTAGAAGTCCACCACGACCAAGCGCGGCGCTGGTAAGCCTCAGAGCGTGCATCTTCCATACCGCGCACAGGGTCGTCAATAATGAGCACATCAGCCGGTTTACCGGTCATTGATCCGCCTACGCCAGTACAGAAGAGAGACCCGGCGTGACCGCGTATATGCCAATAGTGCGCCGCCGACGAATCAGCTGCCAGCTCTATTTGCATTTTGTCGCCATGCTCGCGAATGTCATTTCGGATCGTGCGCCCCCAGTCAGATGCGATAGCCGCCTGATATGAGGCAATAATCACGCGTTTGTCCGGGTCTTTTGATAACACCCATTCCGTGAAACGGCGGGTAGCGCGCTGTGATTTACCTTCCTGTGGCGGCATGGAAATAATCAGGCGCGCATCAGGCGTGTTATACGCACGAACCAATGCTGCATCTATAACATCTAGTGCAGGTGTTTGGACATTCTTAGGGTCTAAATCTGCCGCCAGCTCACCAGGGGTAGCCCATGATACGGTGCGTGGGGCTACGGCACACGCAAGCTCTGAGTAGAATATTTTACCCCTCCTGCGATTCTAGGGAATGCAGCTCGATAGCGAGGGTATTCCTCACGGTAGACTCTTGCTCGCTCGACAAGCCAGCGGAAGCCAGTGCACGTGAAATAGCGGCTGATATGGCAGATACCTTAGCTGCCTCAATCTGAACAATTTTTCCGGCAATATCGTGCTTCATTGCCATATCAAGGAATTTAGCGGTGCGATCCATAGCCTCGCCGTACAGCTGCACAGCGGCACGTATCTGCACAGCCCCATCAGTGGTGATTCGCTCAATATCTTTCAGCTCATTCACCATCTTGCCTAGCACATCTTTGAAATGGATTGCTTCGGTAGTGAGCCGTTGTAGCTCTATGAGTGGGTCTGTTACACGTGACTCGATAGGCACATCTACGGCTAGTGTGCCTACTTCGCGGCGCACTTTCTCCTGGACAACATAGCGTGCATAATTCAGCTTCGCCGCTTTTTTAATCTGAGGTGCAGAGCCACCATGCTTACGGCACACAGTAGTACCTTTCACAGCGTAGCTTCGGCAAGGGTTCCCTGTCCTACGGCTAACCGCCGTACATTTCATGCCCTGGTACCATTCTTTTTTACTAGTCATAATGTAACCTCCATGCATATTATACATGGAGGTTGCAACTGGTTGTTTAGTCTAGTCCAAATTGGATTTTAGCTACATTTATTAAAGCCTTATAAATTTTCCCATGCACATTATCGCTGTGAGTAGACTCCACCGCATCCAAAAATTCGCTAATAGTCCCGGTAAAACACCCTCTATTAACCCTAACCAATATTTTATTGTCTTTATGGATAGTCAGACACCCGCGCTCACTACCAATATCTGACACAGCAATAATATCCATCTGCCCAGATACCTGTGCGTTGCCAGATACCCGTGAGTTGCCAGATACCCGTGCGTTGCCAGATACCCGTGCGTTGCCATATACCCGTGCGTTGCCAGATACCCGTGCGTTGCCAGATACCCGTGCGTTGCCAGATACCCGTGCGTTGCCAGATACCCGTGCGT